GGTGGGCCGCCGCTCCCTGGGGCTGGATGAAGAAACCTATCGGGAGCTGCTGGCCCAGCAGAGTGGCAAGCGCTCGGCGGCAGAACTGACGCTCCAGGAGTTGGACAAAGTGTTGCTGGCCATGAAGGGGGTAGGGTTTAAACCGACCGTTAAACGTGCCGTAAACGGGGGCAAACCAAAGCGTTTAAGCCCGGCTCGCGGCGTCCCGACCAAGACCGCCGAGATAGGTGTGATTCGGGCTATCTGGATCACCATGCACCGCCATGGCCTGCTGCGTGATGGCAGCGAAACGGCGCTCAATCACTATGTGGAGCGTCAGACGGTACGGATCAACAACGGGGTGGGTGTGGCCGAGGTGGCTTGGCTCAGTGAGGCGCTGGCTTATCCGGTGCTTGAGTCCCTCAAGCACTGGCATAAGCGGGAGATGGTCAAGGCGTTGCAGGCGGCCAAGAAAACTGTGCCCATCAATGAGAAGACCGGGCGGGTGGCGGGCTATCAGACCGTTGTCGTTGCGTTTGAGCAGATGCAGGTGGAGGTGCAACATGGATAGCAGCCAAGAGAATCTGGACCTGTTCGCCGATGACCATGAATCCTTGGGGCAGTTGGTGGACCGGCTGGATCAGATCCCGGCGGCCGAGCTGACCGCCAAGTGGCCCAAGGCACTGGCCGAGCTGGTCGATGTGCTCGCCTGTGAACTGGGGCGCAGCGGGATGGCGGCAGATAAGGCCTTGGCCCAGGCCCGCAAGCTAGCACTGGTGCAGGCCCACTATATGGGCGGGCGGGCCTACTACATTCCGACCGGGGATCACCTTAAAGCTGCGCTGCGGGACAGAGCCATCTGGGATGAGTTCAATGGCCGCAATATCGACCAGCTTGCCCGCAAGCATGGTCTCTCTGTGCCGCAGACCTATGCTGTGGTGGCAGAACAGCGAGAGCTGACACGGCGCCGCCATCAGCCTGATCTGTTTGATTGCTAACGGGTATTCTCTTATCGATTTAATGGGTATAAATTGAGGTGATTGTCAACAATTTGGTGTGATTAATGAGTTTGGAAGCGCTTGAACTAGATAAATTGTTACTTTTTATTGCGTTTGTCATGCCTGGATTTATTGCAATTAAGGCATACGAACTCTTTGCTGTAGCGAGTGAGCGAAAGTCAACTTCAGAGCAACTTATTGATGCCGTGTCATACAGCTGTATCAACTATGTGCTCTGGCTACCAGTTGTCTATGTGGTTGAGTCGGGTGAGCTAAGGAATGTACATTTTTGGTTGTATGTACTTTTTTACTTCTTGGTCCTTTTCGTTTCTCCAGTCGTAATCTCATATACGTGGCTGAAGGTTAGAGTGAAGAGGTTCAAACAGCACCCAATACAAAAGCCTTGGGATTTTGTTTTTTCCTCAATGGAGGATCCACACTGGGTGGTCGTCACACTCAAGTCTGGGGAAAAAGTTGGTGGATACTATGGTCCTGGATCATTTGCTTCTAACTCACCGGCTCCTGAACAAATTTTTTTGAAAAACTCATGGATTATCAATGAGGATGGGGGATTTGAGCGGGTAAAGGAAACATCTGCTGGGATATTGATATTGTCTTCTGAAATTCTTTATTTGGAGTTTTACGAGGTTACTTAAGGAGAAATCTATGGCTGAGAATAAAAAACCAAACCCATCTGGCGGTGTAGGGAGAGGTGCTGGTCAACCTGCAAGCGGTGGTGGATCCGGCACTTCTGGTGTTAGGGGCGGGTATCAACCCAACAGTGGCGGTGACAACCCTGCCAACCCTCCCCCTAAAAAGCCGTAAGTCGGGAATGCATATATGTCTGAAAATAAGCCGAGTAGAGCATCAGGGAATCTACAAACTGTAGATTTGATTAAGGGTTACCAACCGCAGGTTAAGCCGGCAGAAAATGTTAGGTTTTTAGATGGATATCAGCCTCCTAGAAGTAGTGCTGCCAGTCCAACGCAGCCACCACCCAAGAAACCATAAATAGGGGAAAACATGAGTAGTAAACCAACGGCTCCCCCTAAGGGGACTCCTGGCATAGGGATGGATGGGTATCAGCCCAAGCTAAAACCCAGTGGGAGTGGTATCAACACAAATGGATATCAGCCCCCGAAAAGTAGCGGCACGAGTCCAACAACACCTCCACCTAAGAAGCCATAGTTCTAACCCACCATAAACCCGCCCCGTTAAGGCCCCTCGGTACGCTGCGATAACGCAGTCAATCGAGGGGCCTTTTATGTTGCCTGATACCTACCCCATAGCTCTTGCCTGGTTGCTTCGCCCCGATGTGGAAGGGGGCGAGGTCAACCATCCGACCGACCGGGGCGGCCACACCAAGTTCGGCATGGCCGATGCCGCCGATGGCAAGAAAGACGGCATGGCCGACCTCGATCGCGATGGTAGGCCGGATATTGCTATCGGTGATCTGACGCCTGCCCATGCCGAGTTGTTTTACCGAGCGAACTACTGGCTGCCAGCCCGCTGTGATCGGGTCGATAGTGTCTGTCCGCTGATTGCCATCGCCCTGTTCGATGGGGCCGTGCATCACGGACCTGGCCGCTCGGTACGCCAGTTGCAGCAGGCGCTCGGCGTCATGGCCGATGGGGTGCTGGGCTCGCAAACCTTACGGGTGCTGGCCGCCAAGACTGGCCGGGACGGTGGCCGAGCGCTGCTGCTTGCGCTGCTGGAGATCCGCGCCAGCTTCATGCTGGGCATAGTGCGCAAAGACCCAAGCCAGTGGGCCAACGCCTGGGGCTGGATCAACCGTCTGCTACGCCTGCAGGGCCACCTGCTCTCGACCCGGTTTGGGGAGGGGGCAGCATGAGCAAACCTAGCCTCATCAACAAGCGTCGTCAGGCGTTGCAAGGGATCCAGGCCGCTGGCTATTTCGGCATCCCCGAACTCAAGAACCCCCGTTACCTCGCCTGCTTCAAGGATGGGCGTCGCGCCCATCTGAAGGCCTATCTGACCGAACCCGCCCCCACGGACCTGGAGACGATCCCGCTCTACAGCCATCACCCCACCCGACAGTCCCTGTTTGCCCAGGGCTGGCGGTCGGTGGGCGAGCTGGATCGCCTGCAGGCCCGTGCCCGTCATACCCCACCTCTACAGAAGGAAGCCCGTCATGCCTGATTCCCTGTTACCCCAAGCAAAGCCTGCGCTCAAGAGCCGCGCCGTGATCGGTGGCGTCATCGCCGTAGGAGCTGGTATTGCCGGCCTGTTCGGCGTACCGGTCGATGCCGGTACCCAAGCCAGCCTGGCTACCACCGTCGTGGATCTGGCCAGTGCCATCGGTGGCCTGATGGCCATCTGGGGGCGTCTCAAGGCGACCCATGTCATCAAGTAGGCCAGGAGACTCCCTTGAGCGACCCCATAGACCGCGCCCAGCAGCTCGATGCCGAGCGAACCGGGCGCCTTATTCAGTCCCATCAAACAAGGGCAAGGCCCCATGGGGATGGCATCTGCTGCGATTGCGATGACGCCATCCCGCCCTTGCGCCTTGCAGCAGAACCTGGTGCCGAGCGCTGCATCGAGTGCCAGACCCTATTCGAGCGCAAGGAGGCTGTCCGTGTGGGAATTCATCGTTAAGAACTGGGGCCCGCTCTATGCGTTGGCCAGTCTGGTGGGGCTGGTGGTCATCATCTTGCTCTCCAAGACCTACGCCAAACGCGAAGACCTCACCGGTCTGACAGAGCGGGTGCAGCGGGTGGAGCAGGTGCTGACCGATCTGCCGAGCGAGCGGGAGCTGCACAAACTGCAGCTGGAGATCAGCGAACTTCGCGGCGAGCTGCGGGAGATGAAGCCGGACCTGCGGCAAAACCGTCGCCTTGCCGAGCTGCTGCTGGAAAATGAACTCAAGGAGAAGGCATGAGCATTCAAGGAATATTGGACGCCCAGCAACGCCTGGTGATCTTGCGATCCTTGCTCGATATCGGCGGGGCGGCCAACGAGTCGATCCTTAACGATTGCCTCGATCAGTTGGGCACCGGCCGGGTGTCCCGGGACAAGGTCAAGACCCTGCTGGCCTGGCTGGAAGAGCAGGGGCTGGTGCGCATCGAACGCCTCGCCCAGGTGCAGGTGGCCCATCTCACCGGTCGAGGTCAAGATGTGGCCGAGGGGCGGTCCAGCGTGCCCGGCGTCAAGAAGCCCAGGGCGGAGGATTGACCATGGCCGAGAAACCGACCCGGGGCCGCCCCAACAAGATCTGGCTGCTGCCCGAGACTATCCGCGATGCCCTCAACGCCATGCTGCGGGATCGGGCCAACAGCCAGGCCGCCATCCTGGACGAGATCAACGGCCTTATCGAGGGGGCGGGGTTACCCGATGACCTCAAAATCTCCCGCTCTGGGCTCAGTCGTCACGCCAGCCAGGTGGAGCAGGTGGGCCAGCACCTGCGGGACTTGCGGGAGACTACAGCGGCACTGACCTCCCAGCTTGGTGACAAGCCGATGGGGGAGACCACCAAACTTATCCTGGAACTCGGCCGCTCCCAGTTGTTCAAGGCGATGCTGGCCCAGGTGCAAAACCCGGAGGAGGCGGTGGATATCGACATGCTGAAAAACGCCATGCTGGCAGCTCAGCGGCTCGAATCCACCGCCATGCAGAGCCACAAGCGGGAGAAGGAGATCCGCCAGGCCTTTGCCGAGGAGGTGGCCGAACGTACCTCGGCCATCGTTATCCAGGCAGGCCTGAGCGGTGAAGCCGCCGCCGCCCTTCGCCGCGAAATACTGGGGATTGCCTGATGACCGCCATTGCTCAGACCCCTATCGCCCAGCAGTTGGCCCAGACACTCGGTACCGAATACAACCCCGACGAGGTGCTGCTGCCCTACCAGCGCATCTGGATTGCCGACGAAAGCCCGCTCAAGATCGCCGAGAAGAGCCGCCGCACCGGTATTACCTGGGCGGAGGCGGCTGATGCAGCCCTGACGGCCTCCAAGGCCAAGGCGGCCGGCGGCTGCCACCACTTCTATGTGGGCAGCAACAAAGAGATGGCCCGCGAGTTTATCGACGCCGTGGCCATGTGGGCCAAGGCCTACAACAAGGCGGCCGGCGAGATCCAGGAGGCGGTGTTCACCGACGACGAGGACAAGGCGATCCTCACCTTCGTAGTCTATTTCGCCTCTGGCTTCAAGGTGCAGGCGCTCTCCAGCAACCCCTCCAACCTGCGGGGGATGCAGGGCAATGTGACTATCGACGAAGCCGCCTTCCATGATCGGTTGGCCGAGGTGCTCAAGGCTGCCATGGCGCTGACCATGTGGGGGGCCAAGGTGCGCCTTATCAGTACCCACAACGGCGTCGATAACCTGTTTAACCAGCTGATAAACGACAGCCGGGCGGGTCGTAAAGACTATTCCATTCACACCATCAGCCTGGACGACGCCTGCCGCCAGGGGCTCTATCGCCGCATCTGCCAGGTCAAGGGCACACCCTGGACACCGGAGGCCGAGGAGAGCTGGAAGGCAGGGCTGCTCAAGGCCACCGCCACCGAGGAAGACGCGTTGGAGGAGTATTTCTGCGTGCCCAAGCAGAGCAGCGGCGTCTACATCAAGCGCACCCTGATCGAGCGGGCCATGCAGCCGGATATCCCCATCCTGCGCTTCACTTCCCCTGCGGACTTCGAGCTGCAAAGCGAGGAGACCCGCAAGGCGGTGGCGGAGATCTGGTGCGAGGAGAACCTCAAGCCCTGCCTGGAAGCACTCGATCGCAGCTGCCGCCATGTGCTCGGCGAGGATTTTGCCCGCAAAGGGGATCTCTCGGTGTTTGTGCCGCTCTCCATCGCGGCCAACCTGCGCAAGCGGGTGCCCTTCGTAGTGGAGCTGGTCAATGCCCCCTATGAGACCCAGCGCCAGATCCTCTTTTACCTGCTGCAGGGGCTACACCGCTTCACGGCGGCCGCCTTCGATGCCACCGGCAACGGCGGCTATCTGGCAGAAGCTGCCCGGCTGCGCTGGGGTGCCAGCATGATCGAGTGCGTGATGCTGAGCGACCCCTGGTACCGGGAATGGATGCCCAAGCTCAAGGCCGAATTCGAGGACGACAACCTGGTGATCCCGCGCCATGCGGACGTGCAGGACGATCTGGGCAAAATCCAGGTCATCAACGGGGTGCCCAAGATCGACAAGGGCAAGAACACCGGCCAAGGCGGCCAGCAGCGCCACGGCGACTTTGCGGTGGCGTTGGCCATGGCCGTGCGGGCTAGTTGGATGGAGGGGGGCGCCATCGAGTTCACCCCCTTACCAGGTAAACGCGATTCAGAGCGCAACGACGACTATCACCGATATGAGAGAGGGGGTTGGTAATGACCGGACTCATCGACATTCATGGCAACTCGCTGCGCCTGCAGAAGGAGCCGCAGACCGAGAACGACGCCAAGCTGGCCCAGTTGCGTCGTCACTACAGCGAACACCCCACGGTGGGGCTCACCCCGGGCAAGGCTGCGGCAGCGCTGAAAGAGGCGGAGGAGGGGAGCCTCATCGCCCAGTGCGAGCTGGCCGAAGACATGGAGGAGAAGGACGCCCACCTGCAGAGCGAGCTCGGCAAGCGCCGCCGGTCCCTGCTCGGGGTGAGCTGGACCATAGAGCCGCCCCGCAATGCCACCCCCGCCGAGCAGCGCGACTGCGAGATGATCCGCGAGCTGCTGGAGGACTTCACCTGGTTGGATGATGCCATCTTTGACGCCACCGATGCGGTGCTCAAGGGGTTCAGTGCCCAGGAGTTCAGCGGCTGGGAAATGGTGGAGGGGCTGCAGCTCCCCAAGGGCATCGTCTGGCGCGATCCCGCCTGGTTCCAGACCCACCCGGATGACTGGAACCAGTTACGGCTGCGGGACGGCAGCAAGGAGGGGGCTGCCCTCAATCCGTTCGGCTGGATCATGCACAAGGCCAAGTCGAAATCCGGCTATCTGGCCCGCACCGGCCTTATCCGCACCCTGGTCTGGCCCTTCCTGTTCAAGAACTACAGCGTGCGGGATTTGGCCGAGTTCCTGGAGATCTATGGCTTGCCGGTGCGTCTGGGCAAATACCCGGAAGGGGCCACCGAGAAGGAGAAGGCGACCCTGCTGCAGGCGGTGCTCTCCATCGGCCACAATGCCGGCGGCATCATCCCCCGGGGGATGGAGATCGAGTTCCAGAACGCGGCCAATGGCCAGGCCGATCCCTTTGTTGTGATGATGGACTGGTGCGAGCGCTCCATGAGCAAAGCCATCCTGGGGGGCACCTTGACCAGCCAGGCCGACGGCAAGAGCTCGACCAATGCGCTCGGCAACGTGCATAACGAGGTGCGCCAGGAGGTGCGGGATGCGGACCTTCGCCAGCTCGCCGCGACCCTGACCCGGGATCTGGTCTATCCGCTGTTTGCCTTGAACGGCAAGAGCTTCCAGGGGCC